TTCTTCATCTTCTGGAACATGTTCCAGCAGACAACCTCTTGGTTGACCAGGTACAGCACTTGATCGACCCCGTAGGTGTATTTCAGGGCTTCAATGACATCGGTCGTACTCGCCATAAGGTAAATCCTTTCCGTCCCCTACAGCGGTGGGTCTTACTCGGACTGGCCGGGATTGAGCATGGGCCACAATTCGTCGGTGCGTTCCTCCGGCGTTTTGTAGCCGTCCGTTTTGCCACTCGTCAGCGACGATTCACCACCCGTTGACGGGAACGGCGAGGCTTTGGCCTGTACGGCGGCCTGCCGATCCATTGATCGAAAGACTTTTTTCAAGCCCTCGATCCGTTCACGGGCGGTCGCGGGAAACTTTTCATCCCAATCGGCGCCTTCATACGAGTAGTAGACATCTCGGAGAAGATCATTTACGACCTCCTCATCCGGCAAGCCTGCGTCGCTTCGCAGCTGTACGAACCGCTGGTCCAGGTCCTGTCCCGCCTGCCGGTCGTGCGCCGTATGGACGCGCTCCCGAAGGGACTTGTAGTCCTGAACAATTTGCGCCATCGCCTGATCCCGCTGTTTGATGGCCGACTGGAGGGGTGTAATGCCCTCGGACACCAACCGCTCCATGAGTTGGGCGGCGGTGGCCCCATCGAGATACGGCATCGACCGGAGCTGGTCCAGCATCGTCTGCTGCTGCTGCTGCCCTTGGGCCTGTTGCTGCGCGACCTGTGTCGCGGCCTGACGGGCATACTGCTGCTGCTGAAGCTGCTGGGCGTAGGTTTGCAACTGCTGGGTTTGTTCCGTGCGTTGCGTTTCCCACGCTTTTCGCTCGTCGGCGAGCGCCTGTGTTTTCTTGGTATATGCGGCTTGTACGTCTGCGGGCCACGCGCCCGAGTCGTCCGCCCCACCTCCGGGGGTCTGTTCCGCTGTCTCCTCGGCCGCGGGGGCCTCGGGGACGACGGCGGGTTCGTTAAAGTCCTCTGCCATCCATCCTCCCTCTGTCGAGTGGTCCACGAGTGGAGCAGCGTTATTCGTTTGCCAACGAATCGCCACCACGTTATTCGTGGTCCGTGTTCGTCGTCACGGACATCTGGTCAGTCCTCGTAGTATCAAGGACGCGCCGGCCGTGTGTCAAGGGCTACTGGGGCGTCGTCGGCCCACGTTGCGTGTCCATCATCGCCTGGGCCAACGCCTCGGGCGCCTGCGGGGCAATGGACGCACTCGCGGCAAGCTGGTCGGTGGCGGCGTCAATCGCCTCGGCGGCGGCTTTCGCGGCGGCCTGCTGGGCGGCTTGGGCCACGGCGCCCTGGATCTGCTGTTGCTGCATCCCATCCTGCCGTCGTTGGGAGGCTTCAACGAGCAGGGTCCGGCATTTGTTCCAGAAGGCGACAAAGCCCTGTTGAATCGCGGGGCTCGCGCCCAACCATTCCGTGGTGGCCATTGACGCTTCGAGTTCGTCCATGATCACGCGCAAATTCCAGAAGGGCATCGGGACGTGGGGCGGCAGCGCCTCCCCTTGCCACAAGCGTTCCACCAGGGACAGGGCGAGCTTCCGATACTGTGATTCGCGCGCTTCGCGCCCGACATCGCCCATCTGGAGGTCGGACGCAATCTTTTCCTTGTCGATCCGCCCCGTCCGCTCGTCGATATAGAGGACCGCGAGGGGCGATTGGAGATGTTCGCGGATCCGCGCTTCCCGGAGGGCGTGAAATTCCGGCACGAGGCTCCCGCGCTCCACCGTCACCGAATAATCGGTCCCTGCGCGCAAGATATCGGAGGTCTGGAAGACAAACACCTCATCGCGCATACTCTGATCGGTGTAATGGAGCGTGCGGAAGGGCGGATAGTACCCCTTGACCCGATTGATCCGCATATCCTTCACTTTGGCCATCCGCTGGCCAATATGCTGATAGAGATGCCCCCATTGGGTATCAATCATCTCCTGGAGCATCGGGACGGCCATCGGCCCCCGCAGTTGCCCTGGAAACTTCTGTTCCTGGAACAGATCGACGCCCCCGGCAATCTCGCGCATCAATTTGAGGACGAGATCGACCGATTGCATGAACCAGGCGGGTAGTTGGGGTGGATCGCGCCGCTGCACCATCTTCACCCCGGCGTCATTGAGGCCGCCTTCGATGGGCGCGGGGTAATCCGCGGGAATATCCTCTCGTTTGACCGTCGGGCCGAGCAATTCATCCCCGTAAATCGAGGCATTGGCCTGTTCCCCGAGTTGCGAAATCCGTTTATTGAGAAACCGCTGCGGGGCAATCAAATCAGAGATGTAATCGTCGTTCCAGAAGCTCGTCGTGGTCGGGGTCCAGTGAAAGTCCACCAGGGGAATCGACTCGTAGGGATTGTCGCCCTCGTGGAGAATCTGCACCCCGGGCACGAAGGCGGTATAGCGCCCCCGTGGATGTTGTGCGGAGATGGGCTGGTAGCGTTCCACCACGACGGCGAGATCGGGGTCTTCGGGCGCACGCGACCCTTGAATCCGGGGAATCAGGTCTTGGAGATGCACGGATCCAGTCGGCGCCCCGAACTGGGACACATCGGTACTGAGAATGCGTACCTCGGTGGCATCCGTAATCGACTCAACGGTGGTCGCGCTGAGGTCATAATTCGCTTTGATCCAGCCGAGTGTCCGAATTTTCGCAATATAGACGGCCTGATCGGGGCTCAGATCGTCGAGCGACCGTACGGAGGCATCGACAAAGACCTGGAGCGGACTTAAGACTTCGCTCCCCACGTCTCCGGCCAGGACCATCTCCTCAACGACGGTAAAGGTCTCGGCGGGCGCCCCCTGGAGCAGCGCCTGTTGCCGCACGGACTCGGGCACCACCTCGCCGGTCTGGACCTGGGTCCACAGGAGTTCATTGGTGGCCGGATCGAACTGCGGGAGTGGTTCCATCGTCGCATCTTTGACCCAGGGCACATATTCAAACGCGACGCCGCCGATGGCCATCCACCAGAGCAGTTCCCACGTCCGGGAGGGCTGATCGAGCTTTTCGTCCAGTGCCCGGATGAGTTTATTGACCACCTCGGTTTTCCCGAGTGAGGCCGGATCTTGTTTATCCGGCCGGGCACGAAAGACGGGGGCCACACTACTGAGACGGCCCATCATCTTGTAGAGCATTTGCGCCGCGAGATTGAAGACGAGATAGAGCTTGTTCGGATCACGCTTTCGCGTAAACAGCATCCGATTCTTCGACCCGACCCAATGTTCGCCGGAGACGAAGGCGAGATTCGTCAGAATCCGCAGCTCGACCGACCCCACATCGCGTGCTTTTTGCGCGCGGAGGCGGTTGTAGTCGGTCGTGATCGTCGTCAGCGTTTCGGCCGCGGGGGGCATTAGGCCACTCCGGGTCGACCGATCGGCAGTCCAGGACGTCCGCCCGGACGGCGGCGCGCAATCTGGGGCGCGGCGGCGGACAGCCCGCCGGGTCTCGGCGGCCCGTCAGGACCCAGGGGCCCTGCGGGTCCCCTCGGGCCTCCCGCTAGCCCTGGTGGCGGCATCCCTGGTGGCGGTGCGCCGGTCAGGCCAGGGAGTGGCAGGCCCGCACCGCCGAGGGCGCCGCCTCTCTGGGCGAGCTGACCGACCGGTCCCCCGGGGAGCTGGACCTGTTCGGGGCCTTGTGGCAATCCCGGAGGCCCTTGTGCCGCGCCCTCTGCCTGGTAGCCGATTACCTGAACCTGTGCCTCGGGAATCGCCTTCATCACTTCGGTCTCGATCGACTGGGCCTGGAGGGCCGACTCCGGTCTGTCCGGCAGTTTAATCAGGATGGTGGCCATGAACGCGATCTCCTTCTCAATGGAGCCCGAGATGGGCATCCGGGTGATCGGCCACGGGCGTCGCGCGTGGGGGCGACGGCTCGTGGCCGTTAGGTGTCGTCGGTGGCGGGAGGCGCGCTTCCAGGGAAGCCATCTGGGCCTGGAGATGCGCCACGGTCTGTGGCAGCAAAGGATCGGGCTGCCACTTGCGCCAATGTTTGCGGACCCAGGTGAGCATGGGCACGAGTCTCCTCAAAAAGCGTCGCCAGGCTGCGGGACGAGGTTTCCCCGTCCTGCGTGGCGGTCAGGGCAATCGTCTGCATGATAAAGCGCACTTGCTGTTCGAGCGCCGTGAGGCGCGCGTCGTCGGCCATCAGGATCCTCCAAGATGCACATCGCCCGCGGTCGGCGGCGTCCGTTTTCTGAGCGGCGATCCGTACCACTGGACGGACCCGAGGTCCGGGACCGGCGGCGCCGGGCGAGGCTGCACCCCCCGAGGATGCCGCGAGAGGACGTGTTCCAGACAATCGAGCAGGTGGTCATTGACTTTCAGGCGCGCAAAGCGTCCGGCGCTCGTGGCCTGATCCGGCCACTGGGCTGATTCTACCTCATACGGCAACAGATCCACCCACGGGGCGAGCAGAATTTGATCATGCTGGAAATACGCCCGCGCGGCTTCGGTGCGCGCCTCCCGGCCGTGGCGGTTCCCCACGAGGGAGACGCCGGCGCGGCGGCACTCCTGTTTGAACTGGGAATTACTATCCACCCAGGCCACGGGGCGCGTCCCCCATCGGGCGGCCATCTGCGCCAGTCCGGCGGTCCAGGTGCGGATCGATCCGTCCTCGGTCAGTTCCGGGAGACCGGCGACGTAGCGATAATTTGTCCATTCGTCGAGGACCACGGCCAGGCCGGTCGGGGAGACCGCGACGGCGACCGCGGCACAGTAGGTCCCGGTATCCGCGCCGAGGGTGACGGTCCAGTCCTCCGGCAGCCGGAAGTTCGCCCGGGTCATCCCACGGGTCGGGTCACGCCAGCAGGCGGGGTGCGTGGTCGGGGTGATCTGCCGCTCCCCGCGCCGATAGCGATAGACGCGCCCGAGGTAATCCCCCAGGGTCCCGAGATAGGCGATCGCAAATTTTTCACGGGTCAGGAGATGCTGGTCGCGGTCCATCGCGGCCTGGTCGAAGCTATAGGGGTTCACCGACGCCGGAATCCCGCAGTGGCAGACCCACGCGGGAAAGGCGGGGTCGTCATGCCCGTGATCGTGCAGCGTCTGCACCCACGGGCGGTCGGGGGTGGTCGGGAAGACCGCATACCCCTCGCGCACCCGGAGATTCTGCGCCACGGAGGTGAAACATTCAATGCCGGGGAGTTGATACGCCTCGCAGTACACGTAGGCATCCACTTCCTTGCCTTTGAGCGACTCGGCGCGCTCCCAGCTGCGGGCCTCGAAGCGTGCCCCATTTTCCAGTTCGAGCCACATGCGCCCGTCTTTCGGGCGATTCTGGAGCGTGCGGTAACCCTGTCCGAGGCCGCGTTCCGCGCAGAGCGCGTCCAGGAGGTACTCGAACTCCGGCGCGCACATATCGTACTCGTTCCCCACGAGATAGACGACGGCCCCGGGCACGGCGGCAAACGCCGCGGCCCAGATCCCTGCGCCGGCGGATTTTCCGGATTTATACGCGCCGAGGTCGGCCACGACGCGCGCACGCCCCTGGGGGCGGGGGGTGATCGTGCGGGCGACGACCCGTCGCGAGGGCAGGCGCACGGTCATGGTGTGGGGGCCGGTGTCATCCGGGCCAAGCACCTGTCCATCGGTGGACGCCCACCAGGCCGCTTGATGTTGAAACGGCACGAAGTCAATTTTCTCGCACAGGTATGCCCGAAAGGCGGTCATCAACCGATCGCGGAGCGCCGGGGTGACGGGTGACGCACTCATGCCACCGGCGCGGCCTCGGTCGCCACTTTCGCGAGCAGTTCGGTGTAAAACGTCGCCAGGGGGGACTCCCGTCCGGCCATCCCGGCGAGTTTCGCTTCAATCGCGGTGCGGGCGGTATCGGCCCGGACCTTCTCCGCGCCCGCGAGTTCCGCATAATTCGTCGTCCAGAGCACATACGCCAGTTCGTTGTAATGCTTCGTCAGCGCCACGCCCATCCGCTGGGGATCGGTTAGGCGATGCCACGGCGCGCCCCCGGCCACCGCATCAATCGCGGCAATCACCGCCTCCTGGCGCGGCCACGCGGCCTCATACTGCGCCAGTTCCGTCTCGGTCAACGGGTCCGTCCAGAAATACTGCACCGCCTCCGGGACCGGGACCCCCGACAAGACAATCTGGGCAAACGCCACCGCCTCGTCCGCCGTCAGCACCCGGAGACCCGTCATACGCGCCCCCGGAGCCCCACCGCCGGCCGCCCCGCCCGACGCGCCGGAAAGGTAATCGTTACCTCACACGCACACACCGCCGCTAACCGGAGAAACCACCGCAACGTGCTGGACCCCCCCACCCCGCGCGCACGATATAAATACTGCTGCACCGACCCCACCGAGACCCCTAACGCCGAGGCCAACTGCGGCACCGTCATCCCCGCCCGGTCGCGCATCTCCTGAATCAACGCCGCACAGGCGCCATCCGCCTCCGTTAACACCACCGTCTCCGCCTCCGACGCCACACTCCGCTGTCCATAGCGCATCGTCCCCCTATCCTATCCCCCATCACGGCGTCAGTCCAGCCCCCCGTCACATCA